AGATTTTATGTTTTTATTTAATTCTGATTATTTAGTAGATAGAAGAGGTGGATTAAGATTAGATATAAATGAAGCTGATCTTGTGGCTGCTGCTAAAAGAAATGGGCCTCAAGGTGTGATTGCAAAAATATTAAAAGCTGGGTTTTTACCTACACAATTTATGGATAGTTTTGCAATATCTTTAGGTGGTGGTACATTTTATAGAAACAGAATAAAAACATATTTAAGGAGAGGTTTAGATCAAAAAGAAGCTGAAAAAAGAGCTTTTAAAGATTTTAGAGCAACAGCAGAAGAATCACAACAATCAAGTAATCCAGATAAAATTAGTATGGAACAATCTGGTTCATTAGGTCGTGTAATATTAGCATATGCAAATACTCCACAACAGTATTATAGAATAAAAGTAAAATTAATTAGAGATATAATTAATAAGCGTAGAATACAAGGTTTAACTTTAAATGAAAGTAGAGCAGTACAATTTAGTAGGATAACATATTATTTAGCTATTCAAAACTTTATATTTAACAGCATGCAACAAGCCTTGTTTGCACTTATGTTTGACGAATGGGATGAAGATGAGGAAAAAAATAAGTATTTTGATGTTAGTAACAACATGGCTGATTCCATATTAAGAGGGATGGGTTTCAAAGGTGTTTTTATATCAACAGCAAAAAATATAATAGTACAATATGTACAGGAAAAAAGAAAAGAAGAGGACGGTAATTGGAAAACGCAAGCTGATTATGTTAAAATGGCTGATAGATTAATGGATATATCTCCCCCTGTAGATACAAAGTGGGGAAAACTAAGACAAATTGCAAATCTTTATACATATGAAAGAGACGCTTTAGAAAATGAAGGTTTTTCTTTAGAAAACCCTGCTTTTATGATGGCAGGATTAGCAATTTCTTTTTTATTCAATGCGCCAGGGGATAGAGTATTAAGAAAATATGAAAATATTAACGCGGCGTTTGATAGTGAATTGGAGTGGTGGAGAAAAATAGCATTGCTTTCAGGTTTTCAACCATATCAACTAACACCTGATGAAAATGACACATCTCCTAAAATAAAAATCAAGTTAACTAAACCACGTAAAATTAAAATAAACAAAATAAAATATTAAAATATTATGGCAAAAGACGCATGTTATAAAAAAGTAAAGGCAAGATATAAAGTTTTTCCTTCTGCATATGCTAGCGGAGCAATCGCTAAATGTAGAAAAGTAGGAGCAGCTAACTGGGGTAATAAATCTAAAAAATAAATTATGACAAAAAAATATAAACCACATATGATGTATTGCAAAGATGGTTCTGAAAAGAAAGCAACGACATATAAAGAACATTTAGCATTAAAGAAAAAAGGATGCGGACATAAAAAACCAAAAGGTGGAAATTCACCTATGAAGTCGGATCCTTATAGAGATGTAGATCCATCTCCAGTAGACCCTAAAACTGGCAAAAAAACGTCAAAACCTAAATATGGCCGTAAGAAAGACTAAAAAAGGAGCGGCTCTTAAACGTTGGTTTAAAGAAAAATGGATTGATGTGCGTACAGGTAAGCCATGTGGTAGAGGTAAAGATGAAAAGCGTGGTGTACCATATTGTAGACCAAGTAAAAGAGTATCGAGAGATACTGTAAAAACAGCTTCTGAGATGTCTGCATCGGAAAAAGCAGCAAAAATAAAAGAAAAAAAGAATTTAGGTCAGCCTGCAGGTAAACCAAGAAGAGTAAAAAACGTTAAAAGACGTAAAAAATAGGTAATTACATATATTATACAAACTTAACATTATGAAACAAATTTTAACTATTTTAGTATTATTAATATCATTTAATATTACCGCACAAGAAGAAAAAGAAAAAGGTAAATTTTTTAAATCACTTTATGGTGATTTTTTAAAATACGGTACATTTTATATTGCTGGTGATGTACAAAACCCCAAAGAAGAGCCAAAAGATTATTTTGTAAGAACTAACCCTGATGGTAATTTATATACACCACCTGTTGTAGTTGATGGTACTGACTATTACGATTTTGATTATCGCTATGGTTTTGGGTTTAGAAAGATAGCTAGATTTGATTATGAAATAAAAAGTAAACATTACTTTGATGGGACTGAATCTAACGTAGCTATGACAGCACCTAATTCAGCTTTTAAAGGATTGGAATATGTATTTCATTGGGAAAAAGAAAGGTCCAGAGATGAGATATTTGAAAACCACCGTTATTTTATAAAGCATAGTGGTAAATATCACATGGTTAAATTAGAAAGTAGAGAGCAGGGTAAAGTTAATTTTAATTATAAATCTGCAGAAATAAGAGCTAAATTACCTATTGGTAAAAAGTTTAGTTTATCAGCTGGTGCAATGTATCGCACACATGAAAGAGCTTATGGATATAATCCAATAGAAATATGGTTAAATGAAACAGATAGTAATGGTTGGCCAATTAATTATTGGTATCAATTAGGTTATCAATACGGATATACAGATCAATGGGTAACTATCGATATTGATGGTGAACAAGTATATGATTATTATTGGTATGACCCACAAGGAAACGAGGTGGCATATACTGATTTACAGTTCCGCGATACCATATTTGAATCATTGATTAATCGTTACAACAACGAACAATGGGATTTACTAGACCCATTTGGTGTTGTATCACCTGTGGTCGGTTTTGATTTTTATCATTATAAAAACAATTTCTGGCTTCACGCATATGGTTCTTATTTATTACCTTATCATAAATATGTTTCTGGTGATGAAGATTTTTCATATTTAAACCGTAACAATTGGGGCTTAGGAGGATTAAGACAAGATTCTGAATTAGAACAATGGGAAGATTACCAAGCAGGTGTAATGTTTGGATGGAAATTAAGTCGCTCAGTTGGTGTATTTTTTGAAGGAGAATATACTAAATTTTGGGATAGTAAAATATATAATGGGTCTGTAGGATTCAACATAACACTTAGATAAAATGGGAAAATATATACAAAAACACAATTACAAAGGAGTATTTAAAATGCAAGAAACGCCTATGACTGATGCAGAGGTAAGGGCAAAATATGATAGAACTGCACCAAAACCAAAACCTGTTGATGATTGGTCTGAAAATGCAACTCCTGCGGTAATGCCAACACCAGTTAAAAAACCAACAAACTTTTCAAAAATTATAAATACAGTAGCTAAAGGGACAGGTTTAAAATCAAAAATTTTAAAAGCAGCAGCGGTTCCACCAGCGCTTAGAGCACTTAGTTTAGGAGTTGGATTAGTTGGTAAAGCAATAAAATCATATAAAAATAAAAAATAGTCATGGCAAAACAAGTAGGCGAGGACACTAAAGTAACACTAGATTTAAAGACATTGGGAATTATTGCGGCAGGTATAGCATCTTTAGTTGGTATGTGGTTTGCATTACAATCTGATATAGCTCTTGCTAAAGAACTACCAGCTCCAGTAATTGATAGAATTGAATATGATTTGAAAGATGAATTAATTCGCCAAACAATTATGGACACCCAAGAAGATGTAGAAGAGATAAAGGAAACTATTGATAAAATAGACGAGAGGCTATACGAAATACAAAGTAAACAAAGATAGTATGAAATACTTAAATATATTTTTATTATTAATTGCATTTAATTCATATGGACAAGAGTGGATAACAGACGCAAATTTTGATAGTAAAATAAATGAAAAAAAAGCTTTTGGTGATAATCAAAGTTTGCCTGTAATAGTTGAATTTTATGCGTCATTTAATGATGCTAATAAATTTGAGGATTGGGTAAAGCTAGAAAATGTTATATATTATAGAGCTGATATAGCTAAAGCGCCTGAAGCAAAAAAGAAATACAGAGTACGTATGGCCCCAACATTAATTATTTTTAAAGAAGGCATAAAAGAAATAGTATTTAAAGCAGGGTTAGATTTAATGTTACCTGCTAGTGTAAAAGAAATACAAGAATCCATTAACGAAGTCAATACGGCTTCACAATTTTAAAAACATGAGTGATGCAAAATTTATGAGTAAGATGTACAATAAGCCTACTCAAAACATGAATCAAAAAGAGACAGAAGCGTATAGTTCAGGTCAAAACAAGGGAATAATAGCTGGTATATCTATGATACCTATTGGTAGAGGAATACAAGCCGTTGGAAGTGTTATATCAAAAGCACCCGCGTTAGCAAGGGCTATTAAAGCTTTTACAGCAGCGCCTAAGCAATATCTTAATTTAGCAACGAAGGGTGTTAATACTGGCGATAAAGTTAAAAAAGTAAGTGCTGTTAAAGATTTAGCACAACAAACGCCAAGAACAAAGGCTGGTGGTGGTCCTCACCCTATTATTTCCGGGGGTAGAGATATGACTAAATTTAATAGCGGAAATTGGACCGGATTTTAAATAAAAAATATGAGTGAAAAAGATACTTGTCCTTTTTGTGGCGGTTACTGTGGGCTGTGCTAGCGCACAAGATATAGGGAAAGATAAATATTATCATTTTGCAGCAGGCGCAACAAGTGCTGCGGTTGCAAATGAAATGGAATTACCAAAAGTAGCATCTGCATTTGCGGCAGGATTTGCTAAAGAAAGTTATGACTATATAAGAAACGGTCATTTTGATGCTAAAGACTTGGTAGCCACCACATTAGGTGGAATAGTTATGAAATATATAATTAAATTATTAAAAAAGAAAAAACATGTGGAAATTAACGAAAAAATACCTGAAGGACGTATGGGTCCTATTATGGAGTAAAACTGAAGTAGACGAAAAAGCAATAGCTACTTTAAAAGAAGTTCAAAAAAGATATAAGCTTACAGCTCAAGAAATAGAAGATGTGGCTTCAGCAATGAAAGAAGTTGCAAATCAAATAGAAGATATACCTGGTGCATTAAAAGGTAACGGACGTAAAGGTAGAAAGAATGGAAAAAATAAGTAAACATATAAGCTATAGAGAAGGTGTGTATAGCAATACAGCTGATAGAAAAGGAATTGAAAATATTCCTAACGATGAGCAGCTGGCTAACATGAAAGTAATAGCTGAAAAAGTTTTTGAACCATTGCGTAAATTTGTAGGTGGCCCAATAAAAATTAATTCATTCTTTCGCTCAGTAAAATTGAATAGAGCTATTGGTGGGTCTGCAAAGTCACAGCATTGTAAGGGGCAAGCAATTGATATTGATGATACTTTTGGAACCGCTATAAATGCAGTTATGTACCGTTGGATTAAAGAAAATTTAGATTTTGATCAAATGATATGGGAATTTGGAGACGATAAAAACCCTAATTGGGTTCATATTAGTTACGTGTCAGAAGATAAAAATAGAAATAGATGCTTGAAAGCATATAAAGAAGATGGTAAAACTAAATACATGGAAATATAATGTACGAATATAAAGTAATGATAGATCGCTGGGTTGATGGTGATACTGTAGATGTAGATATAGATTTAGGGTTTGATGTCGTATTAAAAAAACAACGTGTAAGGTTACATGGCATAAATGCGCCTGAATCTAGAACTAGAGATTTAGAAGAAAAAGAAAAAGGATTAGCAGCAAAAGAATATTGTAAAAACTTTTGTAAAGAAGGTGAGGCTGCTATTCTTAAAACAAAAACCTATGATGCTAGCGGTAAATACGGTAGAATATTAGGTGAAATATGGTCAGCAGGAGAATTTGCTGACAAATCATTAAACGAATACTTAATTGAAAAAGGACACGCCACTGAATATTTTGGCGGTAAAAGATAAATTATGTGGAGCTTATTTAAAGAAAAAAACGAAATAAACGAAAAAAATATAGTTGGATTTGCGTCATTTGTAGTGATGGTATTATTTGCTATAGCAGACTTAGTAACTAGTTTTATATTTGTAGATGGTGAACTTGTTATAAATGAAGTAATATATAATTCATTTGTATGGGTAACACTTGGTTGTTTTGGAATAAGCTCATTCGAAAAAGTAAAGGGAAGCAAATAAGCCTCCCTTTTTTTTATTATCCATCACAAGCTAAACAATTCTCATCCATAGCTTGTTGAGCAATATCTCCCCTTAGTACAGATTCTGTACGAACATAATACAAAGTTTTAATACCTTTCTTCCATGCTTCTAAATGAACTTTATTAATCCATTTAGGTGTAGCCACAGAAGGAAATGCTAAATTTAAACTAACGGATTGGTCAATATATTGTTGACGTATACCCGCTTGATTAACTAATTCTAACTGATTAATTTCCTTGAAAGTTTTGAATATTTCTTTGACGGGTATGTCGTGACTTCCGTAAGTAATTTTGTCTAATGCTTTGATGCCTTGGATTGATCCTCCGTCTTGAAGAATTTTGTTCCATATCTTTTCGTTATCTAATTTATGTTTCTTTAATATCTTTTTTAATGTAGGATTTTTTCTTATAAAGGTTCCTTTCGCAGACTGCTCAGTAAAAATATTAGCGGCCCAAGGCTCAATGCCAGGACTAACGTTACCACTAAGCTTACTATTAGACACAGTAGGAGCAATAGCCCTGAGATGCGTGTTACGCATACCAGTACCACGGCACCATAACGGTTCACCATATGTTTCAGCCAACCCACGACTTGCTCTTTCGCTTTCAATTTTAATTTGTGAAAATATTCTACGAGTTTCAAACTGCGCAAGTAAACCTTCAAAAGGAATGCCTTTGTTTTGTAAATAGGTATGCCAACCAAGAACACCAAGTCCAAGAGCTCTACCCTTTTCAGCCGACCTAACAGCGTTTTCAAATCCATACCTATATTTTGCTCTTTGTATAAATTCTTCAAGTACCCCATCCAAGAACCATATCGCGTCGTGGATGATGTTTGTATTTTTCCATTCTTCATATTTTGCTAAATTTAATGATGATAAACAACAAACAAAACTATGTGACTCATCAGTATGTAATGTAATTTCACTACATATATTTGTCATGTGAACTTTTAAAGCGTTGTCTTTGTAAGCCGCTGGATTTTGTTTGTTAGTGTTCCCCTTAAAAAGCACGTAAGGTTCTCCAGTAGCTTTACGCTTTTGAAGTAATTTGCTCCAACGTTTTCTAGCTTCCCCATCTCCTTGTTCAAGTCGTCGCATAAATTTATCGCCGACGACAGCGCATTGATGTAAGTTAAGCGATTGTCTGTTAATGTCTCCCTTAGGTTCACGTATTTCAATCCATTCATCGAAATCGGGGTGTTCAATGTTAATATTAACTGATGCAGCTCCTCGTCTGACAGATCCTTGATTAGTGGCAAGTATTGTTGAATCGTATATTTTACAAAAAGGCACAACTCCGTCGCTTGTTCCATTTCCTGTTATTTTAGCGCCAGCGGGTCTAATCATATTAATTCCAATGCCAACTCCACCGCCGTGCTTAGCGAGTAACATCATCTCTAAATTCTTTTGCCCAATATCTTGTATGCTATCAGCAACATCAATTCCAAAACAACTAATAGGTAAACCTCTATCTATACCTGTATTAGAAAGCACTGGTGACGCTAAACATAACCAACCCTTCCATATATATTCAAAAAAGGTTTCGGCTAATTCTGGACGATATAAACGCTTTGCAACAGTTGTAGCAACACGCTCATAAGCATCTTTAGGTGACTCACCATTATATAAATAACCACCAGTAATTGTTTTTTTATAAACATCCGTATCTCCCCAGGTTGGGTAATCAACTCCTTTTTTCCAATCTTTATTCCACATATTATTTTAAAAAATGATTAATCCATGCTGCCAAACCATTTAAGTTTAGAGCTACTAAGTTCCATTGCTTACGTGATGATACCTGTACTATCACACATAAAAAACCTATTATAAATAATATAGGTTCTAATGTCCATTGCCCAGCCATCAAAAAGGCTGCGCCCGCATATCCAACACGAGACGCAAACTTTTGATAACTTGTTAATTTATTTGTATAGACTAATAGTCTAAGTAATTTTCTTTTTACCATATATCTTCAAAATCTTCACCTTCATTAGCTTTGCTATAATCAGTTGGCCTAATTGCAAAAAAGTCTGTATGAGTGTGACCACCAGTAAGATGATAAAACCAGTTAAGATTATTTGCACAGCCTTCATCATAAGTAAAAACGCCGTTATAACCCAATTCATTAAGTTTTTCATTTAATCTTTTCTTTATAAAATGTTTTAAATTTTTTGCTTTAAGGTTTTCAATATCACCCATTTCAAACATTTTATCAATATATTTCATTTCAGCATCATGCATTAAGCTAGCCGCTTCTAATATATCTTTTTCAGCATCTTTTTTAAGTGTAGGCATTTCTTCGCACATATGTCTAAATAATCTACATCCCATTTTACTGTGTAGTGATTCGTCTCTTACAGACCATTTCATTTGTTGGCCAACACCCTTGAGCAAATTACGTAATTGAAAGCTGTATAGCACAGCGAAAGCGCTGTATAAGCTAACACCTTCTGCAAAGGCACTAAAAATAGCGAGACTACGACCAATCCCAACAGGGTCGTCACCATCGTAGCTAACCAAATTTTCAAATCGTTCAGCTGTTGCTGGTTCATGTAAAAAAGCTTCAAAATCTTCGAGTCCGAGTGTTTCATTTAAATAACTATAAGCTACAGCGTGTATTGTTTCTTGTGAGCCGAATATCATAGCCATTTGCTGTATCTCATGTTTTGGAAACCATGATACGACTTTTTGTGTCCAGTAGTCTGATACTGCACATTCTGTTTGAGCAAAACCTAGCAAGATATTTCCTACTAAATTTTTTTCTGCTGGTGTTAATTTTTCATTCCAGTCTTTAACATCACCCGACATCGGGATTTCTGTATGTAACCAAAACGCCTGAGCTTGTTTTAACCAGCCTTCTGTATAATACTCAGGGTATTCAAAAGGTTTATACGGTATTCTTTCATCAAATAATCCCATATTAATTAGGTATTGTAAGCGCTATATCCACAAATGGAATATAAAACACATAAGTTAATTTATCTTCTTCTTCATAGGCTCTTGAGCCAAACAATATACCTGGGTAAAATCCTAAAGATAAACTCCAGTTTAATTTTTCTTCTTCCATATTATTATTTTTCATTAAATACAGCGTATACCTTTACTTTACCTGAAGCAATTAATTCTTTACGCTCTTTTGTTTTTTCCTCTTTAACGGGATAGTATTTAGGGTTAGTACTATTTAATTTTCTTTTTTTAGCCATAACATTTTATTGAGTATTTATCATGTATAAACATTAAGTCCTTCCATCTTAAACCTCCTCTTGATTTAATGCTCCACTTGATAAACGTATCTATTTTACGTTCTTTATACTTTCTCCTGGCAATGTGCTTGGAGTTCGAAGTATTTCTATTACTTTGTCGCATTCTTTTTGATTTTGTGGTTTAAATAATTTGTAGTTAGGAAATTGTTGCATAACTAATCTTTTAAATAATTTCCATCTCATTGGAAATGATTCATTGGGTCTTCCTTTAGTTTCAATAATAAAGTCTTTACCAATAAAATCTGGTGTATATTTAATAGGTAAGATTCTTTTCTCACCTCTGTTTTTAAAATCTCCTTTACTATTTGATTGTCTTTCCCAACATTCATTTTCAAAATGAAATCCATTTAATAATACAAAGGTTTCACCTTCATAGCTAGCTTTAATATGTGCTTTTTTCAAAGCTTGATACATATATTTTTCTAACCCGGAAGCGAAGGTGATACCATCGTATGTTACTTTTTTCGAAACTACAGGGCCTCTTTTTTTTCTTCTTTTATAACTCTTCTTCCTCATCGAATTGTGTTCTTTTTAGCATACATTCTTCAATCTCATCACATAATACAAGTTTTGCTTTTTCAATATAATTAACAGCATCCATTAATTCTTCTTGTATATGTGTTAACCATGTTTCGAGAGATTGATCATCATCGTTTAATGTAACACCATATTTTTTATAGCCTACATCTGAACGTGATTTAATCTTATTAATAACACGTTCAATTACTTTATCTCTAATCTTACTCATCTTTAACAAATGTTCCATTAATCATTTTACCAGTTCTATTTGATATTTGATTATAAGCAGACGCTATGCACGTTTCAATTCTAACGTTTCTTTGTTCTGCTAAATTAGTTAGTACAACTACCATGTCTCCAATTGCATCAACAAATTCAGCTTGGTCATCTTTTAGCATTGCTTTAGCTAATTCACCAGCTTCTTCTTGTAACTTAATATATTGAGTTCTAGCATCACCATTTTCATATATACCTCTTACTTCAGCCCAATTTCTAATTGAATCGAATATACTTTGTTGAGACTCTACATATTCTGCTAAGCTTTCTAAACTATTAGCATTATTAAAGGACTCAATCATTGCTTTATTATATACATAACATCTGTTTTTGTTATACATTGATTCATGAGCGTTATCTACTATCCAATGTGCTAAGTCCATATCTAATGACACTTTGCCAAATTCTGTTTTCCAGTTCATTCCTAAACTATCCATTAGTCTACCCTTTAATTTATTAAGGGGAACCGGAAAGGTTGTGGTTTGTTCGGTTACGTTTATTTTCATTTTAATTAAATTTTTATAAAGTTTATTATCAATCTTATATCCATAAGACTGTTGAAGTTCTATTTCTTTGTCAGATATATAATCTATATCTTCCGATTGATCAAGAACTTCGTACTCTCCAGGCTTGTAGCCCTGCGTTAGCGTAACTCTATTATTAAGATTACGTGTTACGCCAATTTTTTTACCAGGTATGTGATAAATATAATACATTATTTTCCAACGTTTAACTTTGCCTTTATTGGAGGCAAATAATTATAATTAAGTATTTTAAATTGTTTTTTCTTTGGTATTTTTAGACCAGGGTTACTTCTATGCCCACCCTCATATATAATACCATCACCAGTTATTTTTAACTTAGGTAATTCAATATTACTTACATCTCTATATACATATTTTTGTGCAGCTTCAAGATGATTAAGGTATAAATGACAATCACCAAGCTGCGCAATAAGTTTCCCTGGTTTATATTCTGTATTATGACAAAGTAATTCAAGCAGTATAGCATACATTGCAATGTCATATGGTAAACCTAAAAATACATCTGCTGAACGCTGAATCCACATTAAATCCATTTTATCATCATTTATATTAACTTGCATTGCATAATGACATGGTGGTAAAACCATATTCTTTAATTTATCTGGTCTCCAAGCATTTATAATATGTCTTCTTGATGATGGGTCAATACTAATACCTTTTATTAAATTCATAAGTTGGTCATAGCCATTAAAGTCACGCCATTGTGCACCGTATACTGGGCCAAGCTTTCCGTCTTTACGACCAGACCTTGCATAATCATCATCCCAATAATGAACATTATTTTCATGTAGATAACCTAAGTCTGTTCTACCTTGCAATATCCATAATAATTCAGTAATAGCATGATTAAAATATATTTTCTTTCCAACTAATAATGGAAAGCCTATAGACATATCATGTTCTAATTGCCTACCGAATAAAGATTTAGTACCAACTCCGGTTCTGTCTTTTTTTGTAGGAGCATGTAATAAATTTGCCATTAAAGCTCTATATTGATTTTCTATATTTGTCATAATAATATTTACACATTCTATAATATTCAGACCATATTGTATGTTTATCATAAATTGATGGAGATACATTTGCTCTCTCACCTCTTTTATATGGCCCCATTCTAATTTCTATTTTCCAAGCTTGGTTGTCTTCTTTAATTCCTATTGGTGATATTCTTATGTTATTTCTAACACAATAATTATATGCTGCTATTTCTTCCTCATTAGGAAGATAATCTGGCATCCTATAATTTTTTCTTTTACCGTATATGCTTTTCATTTATTCCCAAGGCATTGGTTCTGCATCTAACTGCAGAGGTTCATGTGGTATAAAACTTCCTGACCTTGGTTCCCATGTAAAATGACATTCAGCACCATTCTCACCAAGATTCTGGAATTTTACTTTAAGCACTTTTGCTTTAACTGTTTTAGCTTCATAATCCCTATGAACTAATAAGCCGTGATAACTTGCATCGTACCATTCGCCACCACCTTTAATGTTATACATTGTAGGTTCTTCAATTTTACCTTCACTTGTTTTATACATTTTAGTTGGATGCGCTACTATGAAAACCAACACATCATACTTTTTAGCAAACATTTCAATTTTGCTTAAGTATTCCATTGTATATCTATTTACATCTTCAGTTTTAGCATCCACATCTCTAATCTTATTAAATGGGTCTATAACAAGACATTTGATACCTTTACGCTTAACTAATTCTGCGCCTTTACGTAATACTGTTTCAAGAGTATAACGTTCCATATCGATGAAGAAAAAGTTATCGTTAACGTGTTCTGCTACTTGTTTCCATTTAGCTGTGCCAATATCAGATTTTCGTGGCATATCTTGCCAGACTTTACGCATTAATTTATGCGCATGTAAATATGTGGGTGCATTTTCTGGTGATGCAAATGCTGTTTTCCAGCCGTAGTTATTATTATACCCTACAACCATTTGATCGACAAAATCAGACTTCCCACTGCTAGGGATACCAGTAACAGTAATAAACTGTCCAGTATAAGTGCTGAATATTTCGTCGAAGTTTTTGATACCAATTTGGTACCCTTTCTTAAAACCGTTTTGTACAAAGTCAGTAACTTCATGTTCTATATCTTTAAAAGTTGTTACATTTTCTAATGGTACTGGTCTACATTCAGTAATTGTTTTTGCTAAATCTTCTTTACCATATTTTAATAAATATTCATTAGCATCTTTACAATCAATAAAATTAACTAAGAAACAAACTTCTGCTCCAAGCCGTCTAATTAATTCTGTCTGAAGTGCTATACCAGCTTCATCAGCGTCTACTGCTAAGATTATTTTTTCTTTATCTTCAAAGTAATCTATACAGTTATCTAAATAATCTAAATTGTTATGATTTAATGTAGCTCCGTTTGGTACGGATATTACATTATGTATTCCCGCTTCATGGTAAGACAGTACATCCATCTCACCTTCAACAATAACACAAGTGTCATAACCCACTATGCTATTAATATTATAAAAGACTTTCTCAGCACCTTTATATAATTTAAAATGCTTACGTCCGTCTCTATATTTTATATTGATAAGCTCATCACCTATCATGTAGTTGAATTTAATTGTGTTTTCAACCTTGCCTGTTTGTGGCATGAATTCTGGGCCTTCAGATACATTTACTTCTTCTAATGTATCTTTTGATATGCCTCTCTGTTCAAACCATTCAATTACTTTACTACTAACTGGCTTATGCGTTTTTGTAGAATAATCTGGTTTAATATATTCTTTATCCCCGCCGCCTTTACGTTGATAAGTATGTAATTGAAATGTTGAGTTACAGTTGTGGCAAGTACCAAGACCACGCTCCCAATCATAACTAGCACATTTTTGTTTCCTGTTTTCAGGCTTACGGTCATGTGAACACAGGGGACAAATCCCCTGCGTTGCACCAACCTTCAAATCATGCTGGTTAAACTGGTCGATTAAGAATCCATTAATCTCCGCGTTGTTTACTTGCATTTAATTTAATTTAAAATGGTAAATCATCTACCGGCTGTGATACTGGTGCTGCTGCCGGTTGATCAGTTCGAGGTGCAGCGTCTACGTTGTCGCCATTTGTCCAAACAACTTGAACATTACCTAAGTAAACTTTAGGTACTTTAGCATCACGCTCCTCTTTCGTTTGAGCTACTACAACTGGACCTTGATTTCCGAACTGGTCGACTTCATCATTAATCGTAATTGTAATAGGTAAGTACTTCCCTTTTTTACCTTCGATAATCTTTGATTTATCTATGTTATTAAGGTTAATACTTGTTTTAATAATACTTGCCATTATGCGTATTGATTTAATTGGTTAAACATTCTTTGTAACTGTTCTTTATTAGCTCCAGTTACTCTTCTGAAATTATCTACAGCTTTCAGGTGATTTTGATTCTTGTAAAAGTTATTTACTGAAGTTTCTAATCCTGTTACTGAGCAAACTTTTGTTTGCATTTTTCTTGTTCTTGCCATAATTTAATTATAATGTTAAGTTAATAAAATATTGTGATGGGTCAAATCCATCTGTCTTGTAGAATAAATCGTAAGCTTCTACTGCTCTCTTAACCTTGTCCTTACCTGATTCTAAAAAATCTGGTGAACAATCCACTACTGCTATTTGATGTGTATTTTTATCAATAACAATAAAACAAAAATCATAACCAAATAGTGTACTATATATGTATGCCTGTGAGTCATAATTCCAACGGTAAGCAGAGCGCTTGAAAGAATTTATGTCTGAGGTAGTCTTCAAATCAATCACGAGTTTTTCATCATGATTAATTATATCAGCCTTACCTTTCCACATTAAACCTTCAAGCTCTGCAATACCTGGCTTCTCATACTCAACATCAATACCGCGAATAAGTCCGCGACATATATCATTTTCTAATACTTTTTCGGTCATTAAATAAATCTTGTCAACTTCATGTTGTAGTAAACACAACTCTCCGTTTGACATTTCTTTATATGCCTTAGTGTTTCTAGTAGACGCTTCTATTATCTTAAACTTCTTAAGCTTATCTGGCTCAAGTATAGCAGTGTGAAAATAGCCGCCTACTAAAAACGCTGGGCTTGGTTTGGATGGTTGTCCAAGGGCTAAGGGGTTAGTTAATAAAGTTCCAATATCAGAATTACTTAAATACTTTTTACCAAAGTCTCCATAGTAATGTTCATCAATTCTTAACTTTTCAATAACCTTTTCTTTTTCCATTTATATTATCTGTATTGATTCGTATTTAGTTTGTATTATACAGCTTTACTTAATGTTGAAAGCTGACCGGGTGTTAAATCATATTTAGCTTTTATAGATTCTAATTTCCCGCCTGCTTTTAAATAATCAATTGCTTTAGTTACATCACTAAGTATCTGTTTAGTCTTTTTAGATGCAGCTTTGCCATGATTATTTGTAGCATCACTATCTTGTGTATCGTCAATTAATAATAGGTTTCCTAACGCATATTTTTTTGCATAACTCGACGCTGACCCAAATTGTTGTGGAGTCTGCATACCTTTTTGGTTGAGGTCCACGCCAACTATCGCAACAGCAGTTAATTCCATACCTTTATCATCAGTTAACCTTGCGGTCGACTGTATAATAGGCATAGGTTCTGTAGCAATTAATTCTTCATTAATTGTAACTGCAATTCCTAACTCGTCGTTAAACGGTTTAATAGCTTCGAGAATGTCTTCGGCTGAGCGAAAGTAATATTTGCCGAATGAATTAAATCTACTCTTCTTCGATTTAAATTTTGTTTGAATTTTTGCTAGTTTTTGGTATATGGTCATAATAATATAATTACATAATTTTAATTAAACTTAAACGGTAATATTCACCGTAACTTATAGGTAATCAAGCACTTGCGAGGAATCAACATTATTAATTAAACACTGTATAGCATCCCGTTTTATCTGCGAGATACGTACATGAGCAGTGGTAACATTGATGTCTAGCTTGGCTGCAATTTCATTTGCAGAGTGCTTATCACAGTCAAGGCCGTAGCTTAATCGCAACACCTCATACTGCTTAAAATCTAAATGCTTTTTCATTAGTTGTAGTAAATAAGCATTGAGTAAATGTATGTTATATGGTTCTGATTTATCAACAACTTGATAAGCCATATTTTCATCATCATTGGGTTTATCATCAATACTTGCAAATACACTATTAAAAAACATAGCAACCATTTTTTCATTATCAGGGTTGCGTCTTATTTCATTTAGTTTATGTTCAGGGATGCGTACGCCGCCTCTATTAATGTCTACGGCTCTCCGTATCGCGCCCTTAATTCTTTTAGATAGAAATGACTTAATTGTTTTTTCTTGGTCATCAGAATTCTTTAATGTTTCTCTATCTATTTTACTAGAAGCAGCGGTTAATCCATATCCACCTTCTTGTAGTAAATCATTTATACTTAATACACCTGATGCTTGGTCAGATGTTGATTGTTTTCTTGCTAGTGTTTCAACTAGCGGTAAAAAGTTGATTACTATTTCTTCATTTGTTAAATGTGTATAATCACCATTAATTGGTTTTCTAACTCGTTTAACAGCTTCCTCAACTTCTTTTTTATACCTAACATAGTTAGCTATATTATATTTTCTCATAATTCTTTATTTAGTATTTCTTTTTCTCTCTTTAGTTGATTTCCCATATTTCTATATATAGTCCGAGTAGTGCAATCCAATGACTTAGCTAATTTAGCTATAGTTATTTTTTGTTTACTATCGTTTAAATCTATCATGCATTGGTATATGTCATCTTCACATACTTTTTTACTTCTACCAATTAATTTACCAACTATACTTAGTTTTTCACTTAATGATAAACCAGTATAATCCTTAAATATTACTTTACGTATACGATTACGAGGAGGGGTATCACCAACTCCAAATACTTCTGTAATCATGTTTTCTAATAATTTATTTTTAATAAAGAAGGTAACAAAACCGTTTTCTTTATTAGCTATAAATTTAAACACATGTCGCATATCATCTTCAAGTGACAAATCGTCACCTTCTATTCCATCTATATTTAAATAGTATAGTACTAAAAAATGCCACTTCAATGATTTGTAAGTAGTTATCTTAGCCTTACTTCTAAATAGACTGTAACATTCATATGTACCTTCTGCGTAGTAATCATATAGATCGGTACTCTCAGTAGGAACATCTGTAATAGGATTTCTTCTGTAATTTACTCTCCTATCATTCAGCCACTTAATATTTCTTTCATGTGACATTTGCTTATTACTATTTATTATTTCTAGCTTTTGTCGCCCTTGGCTTTTTAAACTGTTTTATTGCTGAGGCAATATTTCTATAATTAGTTTCAATTAAATGTTTATATAGTCTTCTTCTCATTTTCTTGTATATTTTACATCACCGTAAACAATCAATTGTATATCAGAATCTGTATACACCGACTTATCTGGGTAATTTAAGTATCTATTTACTATTTGTGTGTTTTTATCCAGCGGTAGATTGTAATTTATATATATCGCTGTGAATAGTGCAGAATTGATTGCTATCAATATCACTATAATAATTTTCGACAACGTCTCTAGGAATTGTGTCGTGGGTATAAGGTGTTTCATTTTTGTTGCATATTTTTCGTTTATCAATAATATAATAACGCCAGTAACCGTGTATAGCATTTACCATTTTATATTCATCTGGCATACATTGTGGTGGACGTTCAAATTCTTTAGTGGGCATACCGGCGGGTGGATGCATTAAAGCTTCAGCACATTTAGTAATAGTTAAATGTCTTTTGCCGTAGCGTTTAGTATATTCATTGCCTAGTGCCAACATATGTTCATACAGCCAATAATAATGGTGTGTATTACTGCGTGTCCATATAGTAGATGGATGATTAAGGTGAGCTTGTTTATAGGGCACATTGTCGCCATTATTATAAACATGGTGTGCAGTGCATAACATTTGTGCGGATTCCAATATCATCTTTACTTTGTGCTTATCATAAACATATGAAGCGGCACGCTTAGGGCAATCATGTAAGTAAAATATATTCATAGTTTGTTTTGTAAATCGTTAATTCTTTGGTTTATTATTGCGGCTTTTTCGTACTCTTCTGTTATTAAATATTCTTGTAATATTAATTTTAAATTTTTAATTTCATTTAAAATACTATTTTCACCGTGATTTTTATTAACCCAGCCATCAATACTTTCGTATATTTCTTCATTTAAAATATCCGCTCCATAAGTTGCAGTGTCTGGGTCTAAAAATTCTTCGTATAAATCTTTTTTAATACGATTATATAGCGCTTTATATTCTTTATCTGTCATGTTTATATTATCAATTATTATTCGTGTTTAATCTGTAGTTAGTATATCAATTATTTTTTGGGCACTAGCTCTAATTTTGTTATAATCTGATACTTCTTTTGCATTACTAAATTTACCTTTAGGTATTTCTGGAACATCACCGAATCTAGTTTTACCATTAGCAAAATCAGTATAATCTAACCACGAATCGTCTTTATATTTTTCAATTATTTTATTAGCGGGTAAAACAAATATACACTGTTCTTTGTATCTATCGTGACAAGCAACCATAGTTCTATCTTTGTCACCAGTCCATATTATATATGTATATTGGTGGTCTATATTATCTACGTCAGTGTATAAGTAGCAACTGTCATAATACATATCATGTACCAATTTAGCTGCAATTGCCGAGCCGTCTTGTCTATTATTCTCATTTAACCAATTAGCAATTTGTACACCTTGCCACTCAGGATAACCGTCGTGATGGTGATACATATGTACATAACTGTGCTGAGTTACATGTTCAGGGTGTATAGCAAGACCATAAGAACTACCTCTTGCATGTCTTCGGTCTACGACCATAATTAAATTTCTAGTTGCCATATTCTATATCTTCGTTATTAGTTACCATCCATTCGCAATCACCTAGTTTGTGACCAGCACCTAATAAAAATGCTTCACAAGATTCATGGTCTGGATTCCATTCGTTTTTTTCGTTACATAATGCTCTAATATTATATTTATATACTTTACCGTCGTTAAAGTCTAGTACAAATATATATTTAGTACGTTCAAATTTTTCAGTATAAGCCTCTTGTAATATTTCTTTCATAGACTTACCTTCATGACCCGGTCTTATATCCGTACCATGTTCTAATTCATATGCTTTACTACTATTCATTTTCTTCTAATTTATATTCACCTGTGTCTAATAACTCATCTCTTTTTTCATTCATTAATTCCTCATATACATCTTGCCACCATTCTCCTAATCTATGATTAAAATCATATTCCATATCACCCCATATATGATTTTCTATCCATACATTGCTACCACTAGTTAACTCATCTAATGCTCTGTCTGACCAGTCAGAATAATCTTCATAGTAGTAACCATCTTGTGATACATAAGGTTTATCTTCTTGAGTACACCAGAATATATCATAGCCATCATAAGTTGATTCACTATATATTTTTAAAGTCCATTTGTCATCTACAAAGTCACTTGTAGTGTCAAGGTTGCCGCCGTATTCTGACTCAATATATTCGAGTAGCCACGGTCCATCAGGCTCTTCCATAAAGCCATCTTGTTCTAAATGTTCGATGATTATTTCATCTGTTAAAATTTCCATAATTAATTGGTTTTCAGTTAGTTGCGCGAGTAGGATTCGAACCTACGACCTCAGGGTTATGAGCCCTGCGAGCTGACCAAACTGCTCCATCGCGCTATAATATTTTAGGTGTGCTCGTATGTTTTTCGGTCGAGTAACAGCACCACACTCGTGCCCACACCTATAGTCTCGGGTCGCTCATATTATTTTACTGATGTAGTTGTATACGACTACCAATTTCAAATAATAGCGGTGCGCCTCCGACTTTAATATTTTCGGGGGAAGAAACCCCAGCAGTCTCTTCTTATTACAGGTGATTCACATATCGGCACTTAGTCCCTAATGTGATTTGTCTTGGGAGTCACCAACCCTTAAACGAGCCATTCACTTATGTAACTTCTCGGAGACATCCGGTAATCTTTCAACCGTTCCAACCGTTCGTCGTTCTAATTAAGCTACTCGTCTCTGTGTAACAAACACTAAACTTTGGTGTATAGCACCGAACTATAATTCTTTGTGATAGTTCAGCATATACTCAATTGTTCTTTTTAGTATTGCATTTTTCATTTGCATATATTCGTCGCCTTCTAGCTTGTCAATACTTGTACCATCAACAGCCCAGTCAATTGAGTCATATATTTGTTCTATCATTACTTCATGCAAGTACTCTGCTATCCTGTCTATTTCTTTCATTTTACTCATCGTTAAATAATTTATCTCCGTATTTTAAATCAATTCTACTCCACTCAAAATCGTTTACATCGCCAAATACTAGTAAGGTTTTTATTACATTCATTTTTAAGTCACCATATGACGTGAACCTGTGTAACTCTGCGATTACTTCACGTGGACCGTATTCGTATTTTAGTGCATTTTGTTTTAGCTTTGCTTTGATTTCTGGTTTTAGTTTTTGGTATAATGTTTTCATAATTACTTTTTTTGTTACATATATATTATCTACACCTATTCGTGTTTAGTTCGTATAATCTTTTTCAATTGTTAAACCTAATTCGTTTGCAACGTAGTTGATATGTTTTTGGGTTGTTACACTCCACCATCCGTGTTGTACTAATTTTCCCGGATATTCGATTGTTGCGACGTGCGTTGAGTAAGACCATATAGCATTACCTACTCGTCTTAAATTTTCTTTGTACCTGTTAAACTTTCTCATAATTTTTCTATTTTTTCTATTTCTTTTAATATCTTATTTACATTTTCAAAAGGTTCACCAGAGTCTCTAGCTTGGGTGAGCATGAGATGTAGTGATAGTGTTAATAGTGGTTTATCTAATTCTTCTATTAAACTTAGTTTTTTACCGATTTTATTTATTGTACTTTTCATTAGTATATTTTTTTAGCGTATATTTCTTGATTTGCGTTAGCGAGGGCTTGTCTCCATTGCCACTCTTTTTTCCTGTACTCATAATCAGTACACCATTTTCTCCATGCTTTTGTTAGGTCGTTAGAGCCATACTTTACTTCAAACTCTTCAACTTGTTTTAGCTTATTAGCTATTTTTACTGGGTCAAAATCTTTAAATGTTACCATGGTAGTATAGTTTTTTCAACATAGGTTAAACCTTTGAATTTAAGCCAGTGTGATTTACCAAATTTATATTGGTCAATACCTTCTTCATCTTGTCCAAGGTATTTAGCTTTGAAACCAAATGAGTTAGGTAAATTGCCAACTGTATAGCCTTGGTAGTAAGTGTTATTTACTTTAATAACATTGTCTTTTAAGAATTTAATTTTAGTCATAATTATATTTTTTATTTGTTACATTTATATTATCCAGAGTTAATCGTATTTAGTTCGTATAAAATTTCTTTCTGAATACTTGTTTTTGTGGTAATTTATATCTTCTATTACCCATACCACTACAGGTGCCGTATAGCATTACCATTTCAATATGGTGATGTTTTCGTGCTTTTCGTTTTTTCTCTGCATACTGGCAAAGTTCTTTCATATTATTTACTTTCATGTGCTTCGGTATATGTTTTAGTGTATCTTGGTGGCTTACCGTCATATTCAAAGTAACTATAGTGATAGTGCTCGTGAATTTCCTGTAATGCCGTCATAAAATCTTGTTCGTCAATCATGTCATTTTCAAACATTTTCATTTGAAATGCCAGTTCTTCTAGTAATTTTTTCATAGTATAGTTGTATTATAGTATTCATGGATTTCGTTTATTGCCTGTATGAATTCGTCTTTGTCTGACCATCCTTGATTTAGAGACTCTATTTGGTTACCTATTTCAGTCATTACTTCTATGAAGTGAGACACAACTGGTCTTGGTTTTGCTGGTGGAATTTTTGACAATTCGTATAATTCCATAGCTACTTTGCTTACTTTACTCATAATTTACTTATTTAATTTGGTTAATAATTCTTCTAATAATTCTACATTTGTATACTTTAATCTTTCGTCAAACCAGTCTTGGTTCACTATATCTAAGTCAAGTGCATAGTTAAATATTAAACTTTCATTGTGGTTATTCTCTTCAGTACCCCAATAATCTGGTATTGTTTTATGGTTATAAATTTCAGTATTTATAAAACCTATTAAGTAATTGTAATCAGTGTTCATATTAATTTTTTATTTGTTACATTTATATTATCAATATAATTTCGTAACTACATTGTAAAGGTATATCAATTGTTTAATAGTATAAAAAGTGTATTAGGTATAACACAATTCCCCTCATTGTACAAAGTAAAAATAGTGACGTTAGCTAGTAAATATAGTAATAATAATAAGCTTTTGTCACACTATTTACCTAATTGACACAATGTCATGTTAGTAAGTATATATGACAATACGGCATACGGTGACTATTCCGGCGCGGTTTTTGCTATACGCAATGCTATACATTGCTATACATTTCCTTATTCTTCTTTTATTTCTCTATCCACCGAAATTGCTATACAATGGAAGAAACATTTTTGCTATACAAACCCACCTAGCTTTCACTAAGTGGGAGTATTTAGAGAATTTACTTAACTTCAACTCTCTCTATTACAATCTCTCTTACATTACTAGGCATTCGAGTACTTTGAGACCAATAACCTCTCTTCAACCAACATGGCATTATACTTAGCTTTGGTAACATTACTTTTAATACTTCATCATGGTTGTAAGTTACTTTTTCATTTTTGTTGTTAATGAATGTTATTACTTGGTTACGTCCATACCATGATTTTCTTACTACAAAGTTTTTTCTGGTTATTGGTGGAAAAATTTCTTTTAGTTCTTTCTTACTTAATTTACTAATTGCTTGATTTAATTTAGTGTTTGTTGTCATAATTTAAAATTTAATTGTTATTATTATTATTTGTTATTTACTATTATTATCGTCTTTATATCGTATTTACTTCGTAGGCATTGATAGTTTTATATTCCAGTCAATATTCTCAAACTCATCAAAATATTCTCCATCATAAAATATCTTCTCTAATATATTATTTATCTGGTCAAATGTTAGTTCTGATTTAAATTCTACTGTTACTTCTTTCATAGTTATTATATTTAATTGTTATTGTTATTTATTATATTATTTATATAGTTTATATTTATAGTAATGTTTATTTAATAATTTAGTTAATAAATCAGTATTAATTGTATGAGTGAATATTAATTTATTATTTAATATTATAAAATTGTAATGTAAGTTATTAATAATGAGTGATGATATTAATTTAATTTGGTATTTATTTAGTATTAGTTGCATTGTTTTGTTTATTATATTATCAGGTTAATGTCGTGTTTACTTTGTTTATTTATTTGTATAAGACTTAATTAATTTATTTAAACTCTTTAAATTTTTAAGTTGATAGTGACAATAAAAATTATTGTTGAGGTTAATTGTTAAGTCATATAGTTTAAATTTTTTGGAGTAGTAAATTGTGAATGAATACATAGTTGTTATTTATTTGTTACATATATATTATCACCAAAGTCCCGTATTTGTATTGTAATTGATGAGGAGAAATACGTTCGGCGTCGAGACCTTGCGTAGTTACGACGAAAACGAAAAACGAAAACGAAAAACGTGGAGGGGAGTGGGGTAAATAAATTAGTTTTTATTTAAGCGATGTGTTCACGAACATATGGCGCAACCCATTTTTTCCCTATATCTTATAATATACGTACCTTATAATAAATAATGTTATTATTTATTTATATATGACATAAGATATAATTATATAATAGTAGATAGCAAGTGTCGCATTATTAAAATTTTAATATTACAAGTAATAATATATATATGGCACAGAAATTATCACCAACAGCACGCCGAGCAAAGGCAGCAAGAGACAAAAGATACGCAATGTCTGAGTGGGGTAAGTATAAAAAACGAACCGCACAAAAGAAGAAGTGTAAAAAAGGTTATGATTATGACCATAGGACCTGTAAATGTGTAAAAGCTTCTAAAAACAGGGCCGGAGGCAAAGGAGGTACCAAAAACGAAAAAACTAAATCAAGTTACGGGTACTAAAACCAACAATTTTACACAATTATACTAATTTAAAACCAAAACCAATGACATTTTATTACAAAACCTACTCCTGGGCGAATAATAGTAGCCAAGAAGTACCTGAAGAAACCAGAAAACTCTGGGAACATCTTGCAGAAAAGAAAAACTGGAGAATTGTTGAACTACCAAACGGCTTTTATCAAGCAGAATATCAAAAAGATGAAGAATGGGTTGACGTTACAAGGCGTGAAACCATAGAATCAGCTGAAAAAGCAATAGATGGGAGCATTGAACACTACAAAAAGAAATTAGAGTTCGCTAATGGGCCTAAAGTAGTAAAAACTTTTAAATAATAACCACTTAAACACAAATTTAATCAAATGGAATATAATAACCCAAGTGAGATAGTAAAAGATCTGTCTTTCGGGACAGATGCAAGAAAAAAAATCATGCACGGGGTTGATAAACTAGCAAATGCAGTAAAATCGACCCTTGGTGCTTCCGGTAAATGCGTTATATATGAAGACGCTATGGGCCGGCCGGTCATTACAAAAGACGGTGTAACCGTTGCGGAAAGCGTAGTCTTATATGATCCGGTCGAAAACATAGGCGCAACTTTAATTAAGGAGGCAGCTAGAAATACAGTAAAAGAAGCTGGTGACGGCACAACAACAGCAACAGTGTTAGCGCAAACATTGCTGCATTTAGCGTATGCTAAGATTGATTCTGACGGTATTCGTGATATTAAATTAGGTATATCATCAGGATTGGATAAAGTGACTGAGTACTTACAGGAGGAAGCATTACCGGTCGAAGGGGACATGTTAAGATCCGTAAGTGCTATCAGTTGCAATAATGATGAAGCTCTAG